GCTGAGAAGCTAACACGCGTTTACCTAAAGATCCGCGACGAGAAAGCCAAGCTATCTGCGGAGTATAAAGAGAAGGAGTCCAGCCTTAACCAACAAATGGATAAGGTGAAGACCGCCCTACTCGATTACTGCAAAGATCATGGTCTCGAAAGCGTCAAAACTTCTGAAGGACTCTTTTACCGTTCGGTAAAGACAAGGTACTGGACCAGCGACTGGGAGCAAATGCACAAGTTTGTGCTTGAGCATGAAGTTCCTGAGTTTATGGAAAAGCGCCTTAACCAAGCCAACGTGAAAGCGTTCCTCGAAGAGAACCCCGACATCGTACCTAAAGGTCTCAATGTCGATTCTGAATACACCATAGCAGTGAGGAAAAAATCATGAACGGTCCGTTTGTGCCAATTGAAGATCTGTCCAAGCACTTCTCTGTATCTGTATCTACGATCAGAGGCTGGGTGCGTAAGGGACACATTCCCAAGAACACCTACATAAAAGTAGGTAACACCTATCGGTTTTCTATTGCCGATGTATCTGAAGCCCTGACTCAACAGCACAACGATGTTGTTTCGTTTAACGAAGCACTGGGTGTTGATGTAGCTCAGATTACGGTTGATGGTCTAGAAGCTCAAGCAGAGGTTGATAAGTCTGATGAGCATTGGGCTGACATGTTTACCGCTCCTATTGACGATGATGTCTGATGGACCGGATTAGCCTAAGTGGAGGAGTGTTTCGCATCATCGAGGGTGGGAGACAGGTATCTACGGTAGAAGACACAATAAAATTTGTTGTGGTAAACGCCGCTAAGGTATCTCGTTCTTACTACGCCGGTGCATTCGATCCCAACACCCCATCACCACCTACGTGCTGGTCGGCGGATACAAACCAGCCATCGCCTGATGTGCCTGTGCATAACAGACAAGCATCTCGGTGTATGGATTGCCCCCAGAACATTAAGGGGTCAGGACAAGCTGGTGGACGTGCGTGTCGATTCGCACAGCGTTTAGCGGTTGTTTTAGAGGACGACCTGAGCAAGGTGTACCAACTACAACTACCAGCAACATCGGTATTTGGTAGAGCAGTAGAAGGTAAGATGCCAATGCAAGCCTATGCACAACATCTTTCTTCTCACAGCACACCTGTTATTTCTGTGACAACACGTTGTTCGTTTGATCAGGATAGCCCCGTGCCCAAGCTAGTCTTTCAAGCCTTCCGTGCCCTCAATGAAGAGGAGCTAGATCTCGTTGTCTCGTTAGCACAAAGCAATGAGGCCAACGAAGCGATTTCATTAAACCCGCCCCAACAAGGGCAACCCTTTGCAGAGGTAAGCGGTTTTGTTTACTCACCTGCGAATGCAAACCAAGGAGACTGATATGTCAACTGAGCAACATGTAATACCCAACGCGGTCGCAATCTACCCAAAGATTGATCGCCCCTACCGTTTTGATAACACCGAAAATAGATCGGTGCCATGCGATGCATTGGATGACGGTGCCGAATACACCCTACAGTTCAAGACTGATGAGGACACAGCACGTTCGCTATACGCTTACATGAAAGCGCTATACAACGAGCGTAAGAAGTCTAACTGGCCTGATATCAAGAACCCGTTCAAGAAAACGGACGATGGTATGTTCCAGTACAAGGCCAGCCTCAAGGGTGCGTACAACGGTGAGAAGACCAACAAGCCAGCACAGTACGATGCCAAGACGCAGAAGTTACCTGATGACTTCCAGTTAACAAGTGACAGCGTAATTAATATTGCTGTTGTTGGAGTTCCCTATAGCGCATCGATGGGTGCAGGGGTATCTTTAAGACTGCGCGGTGTGCAGGTAATAAAACTAGCAGAACGCCAATCTGTATCACCGTTTAGTGCTGTGGATGGTTTCGATGTAAGCGAGTCAAATCCGTTTGCACAAAGTGCTCCAGCACCGAAGGCTGATGACTTGGACGGGTTTGATGAACCTGCTCCAGCGGAACCCGCCATCGAGGAGCCAACCAAAGTTGTAAAGAAATCTGCTCCAGCACCCGCAGAGAATGAAGACCTCAGTGCAATTATCGACAACTGGGACGACTAAGTTACTCGTCACAATGGTAATTGAACCGCGTTACGGCAGGGCGGGGGACAAACGTCTCTGCCGTAACGTTGCAAGCAATGGGTGGGTACATGGAAACGAAAACATTTTTAGAGAGGGTACTTAGTAGCGAGGGGCACTATTGCATATTTGCGGCAAAATCGGCGGACGAGCGTAAGACACAAAAATTCTATAGCTCTATCGACGATGTTGTGGAAGCCGCAACGCAGTTTGACCAGCAGGGGTACGACGTATACTACGGGCTAGCAACGTTTCACGAAGCTAACTCCCGTAAAGTTGATAATGTAAAACATCTCCAGTCGTTCTTCCTCGACCTCGATTGTGGCCCGACAAAAGACTTTGCTTCGCAAGAAGAAGCAATCAAAGCACTACGTAAGTTTTGTAGTGACAACCAACTACCAACACCGACGATGGTTAACTCGGGGCGTGGCGTGCACGTCTATTGGTTTCTATCGGAACCGGTGTGCTATGAGGATTGGTTTCCCGTAGCAGAAAGACTGAAGCGCTTGTGTGCAAAACAGAACTTCTTAGCTGACCCTGCGGTAACCGCTGATGGTGCACGCGTGTTAAGAGTTCCTGACACACATAACTACAAGACTAATCCTCCGTCGGACGTAGGCTTTTTTGGCTTAGGTGAGCGATTTGAGATTGTCGTTTTTGACACATTCTCCGAATTGCTTGGCGGAGAAATGATACCAGTTCCGACTAAACACATACCCAAAGAGTTGAGCCAAACAATGCACAACCTGATGGGTAACCAAGAAAATGTGTTTAAAGATATCTTGGTGAAGACTCAACGTGGTGATGGCTGTGAGCAGTTGTACAACATCATCCGGCACCAAGAAGAAACAAGCGAACCTCTTTGGCGAGCGGGGTTATCTATCGCTAAGTTCTGTACGGATAGTGATAAGGCGATGCACATCATCTCCAAAAACCATCCCGAATACACGCCAGAAGATACTCAGGATAAGCTCAGGCAAATCAAAGGTCCGTACACGTGTGCGAAGTTTGATGAGTTCAACCCTGACGTTTGTCCTAACTGTCCACAGTGGGGGCAGATAAAATCGCCGATTGTGTTGGGTAAGCGGCTTAAGGAAGCTGAGGTGACCGACGAAGGTGTTTACGTCGAAGCCCCGGCACTCGAACTTCCTAACCAACCCAAAACGACTTATGAGATACCTAAGTTTCCTCCGCCCTACGTACGAGGCGTTAACGGCGGTGTCTATGTAAGGACGACTAACGAAGAAGGTGACACAGAAGAGAAGCGGCTGTACCACAACGATCTGTATGTCGTGAAGCGGGTGCACGATCCTGAAGTAGGCGAAGCCATAGTGATGCGTCTACATCTACCGATGGATGGGGTGCGTGAGTTCACACTACCTATGAGTGCCGTCACATCTACAGAAGAGTTCCGTAAGGCGCTATCTTCTAGGGGCGTCACCGTAAAAAAGATGGATGAGTTAATGACCTACACATTGCATTGGGTGGATGAGTTACAAGCCACCAGTACAGCAGATCAAGCGCACCGTCAGTTTGGCTGGGCAAACGATGAGATGGACGCGTTTATCTTGGGTAACCAGAAAGTTACTGCCACTAGCGTTGAGTTCAACCCGCCCTCTAACCAGACAGTCGGGCTGTTCCCAGCGTTTGAAGCTAAAGGAAGTTATCAGGAGTGGCGTGACAACCTAGAACTGTGGAACAACGAGAGGTTTGTACTGCAACAATTCGCTATCGGTATGGGATTCGGCAGTCCATTGATGGAGTTTATGAACACCAACTGCGGCACAGTCTCGTTCTATAACAAAGACTCAGGTGTAGGTAAGACGGCCTTGTTGTTAGCCGCGTCCGGTATCTGGGGTGACCCCGAACAGCTCGTGTTGCAGAAGGACGATACCTATAACTTCAAGATGAACCGTGCAGAGTTAATGCACAGCCTACCTACCGGCATCGACGAGATCACCAACATGTCTCCGAAGCAGATGTCAGAACTTGTTTACCAAGGCACTAGTGGGCAACAGCGTGGCCGCATGTCACAAAGCTCGAACGTCGAGCGGTATCGTGGCGACAGGTGGAGTCTCTTGATGATGTACACCGCCAACACCAGCGTTGTGGAGCGTATCAGCATGGCGAAAGCTATGCCGAAAGCAGAGGCCCAGCGGGTACTGGAGTGTCGTGTAGAGCGTATGTTCGACTCGGTGCAGGATAAAGAAGTTACTGACGCCTTCGAGAACGGCCTGTTAAATAACTACGGGCACGCGGGTATCATATACGTGCAGTACATAATGCGAAACGTAGACGCCTGTAGACAGCTCGTGCTGGACGTCCAGAAGCGCGTAGATAAGTTAGCTGAGTTGACCTCGGAGAACCGCTTCTGGTCAGCAACTATAGCCGCCACCATATCCGGCTTACTCATAGCTAAGAAGGCTGGGCTACATGACTTTGACGTGCAGAAAGTCTTTAACTGGGCAGTGACTGATCTCGTTACGCAGAACAAGCGCAACATGACAGAGATGGGTGGCAGTGTGTATGACGTGCTGGATGACTTCTTCAGCGAGAACATTAGCTACATCTTGCAGATAAAGAGCACGGCAGATAACAGAGGTACACACGATAACGGGTTAGACCAGCATGTAATACCTGAACAGGTGGCACGTGGACGTCTCATTGCTCGGTACGAAACAGACACTAAGATGTTTTATGTTAAGCCGAAACCGTTGAAGGAGTGGTGTGGTGAGTTGCAGATTAACTACGCCCACCTAGTCAGTGAGATCATGACTAAGTGCAACGGTAAGCGTAAGAAGGTACGCCTGACAAAGGGCACAAACCTTCAGCTCCCCGCATCAGATGTGATTGCCATGAAGTTTGACATGGAACCTGACGATGAAAATCTTGAGGACATATGAGATCGCACCTGACGGGGTGCGTATAACAATCAACTGGGACAACATGCACATTGGCACGTCAATATTTGTGCCTTCTATCAACACAGAAGCGGCTACTCAAGAAGTTATGAAGATCTGCACCGAAAAAGGGTGGGAAGTAGAGAGTCGTTTACGCATCGAAGGAGGGTGTCTAGGGGTACGATTTTGGCGTAAAATGTGATAGCGTGTTTACGACAGTTAGTGTTTGTGTACCCCTTACGCTTCTGTCGTTCTCCTCGCCCTACTTGACGGCTTCGAAAAGTATGTGGCTTTACCCCCTTTGGTCCCCCGAAGGGGGTTTTTTAATCTGGCAACCCAATAAAACCATTACGCTCTGCTTCGAGTTGAGCGCTCATTACATCACGCATGTTGGGAGATAAAGCCACACCGTTGTGCATTTGCGAAGATGTTTTCATGTGTTGCCGCATAGAGCGTTTAATTGAATCTGGCGTTATCTTAAAGCTAGGATGGTTGCGGTTGTGCTCCCTTATCTTTTGCTTGATATCTATTAAGGTAGAAAAGTCACCCTGCCGGTGCGCTAGATAATACTGCTTACGTAGCTTAGACATTTTACGAGACAGCGCGTTATCGATTCGTTTAATGCGCTGGTTATCTTCTTGAATCCGCGTGTACTCTGACGGTGCAAATCCAAAGAACTGCCCTACCATCTCACCGCCAGTAATATCATCGTAGATAGCATCACCACGTCGAGAGTAGACACCTCCATCTTCTTGGTAGCGATCTAACACTTTGTACGCATTAGAAATGCCCACTGGTAGTATACTCTCCAACCCGCGTTGGAATTCACCTTCAAGGATATCGTCTTTTCCTCGCATCACTCGTTTAAATACGCTCCATGCGGGACCACCTGCGTAGTACATGAACGTTTCTTCTAACGATGGATCATTATTGTATCGATTAGTCTGTAGTAGCAGACCTGTTAGGCGAATACGAGAAGCAACATCTATACCTACTCCAGCTTCACTAAGTGCCTCATTAACCGCACCTTTGTACCAACCTTCACCTACATAGTTACGTACTTTTGTGTTGAAGTCGTCGTCTTCATCAGACGCGAATAAATCGTGCGCCAACTGGATTGCTCCGTACAAAGGTACACCATGAATACCCGAGAAAAATACTGAAGAGCCAAGTAACCCAAAGGCTTGGTTACGCGCAATTTTTATACGTTGCTTTATTTCTGCATCAGGTACGCCTTGTTCTTTTAGTATGTTGTTGTATACCCCGAATGCAGTAGCACCTACGTTAAACATCGTAGTGTACATACGCATACCGTACGTTTTATACATGCCAGCAACGCGCCCTATGTTTGCTCTCACTACAGGGGGCGCTGTTTCTAGTGTAGATCCACCATTAAGCTGGTGCGTTTCTCTGAAAGCGTTTTCTATAAGTGTATCGGCATCAACACGTTTACCTGTTTTTGCCGCCTCTTGTTTAGCTAAGTCATAACTCATCAACATAGAAACTTGTCTGTTGAATCGTTCAGCTTGGTTAAACATCATGGCGGATATAGCGGTACCCGTATCTAAGCCAGACAACAATTTTGCTCCCATCGTGTCGTTACGTTGAGCACGAGCACCTTCTAGCAAGCCGATTGCATCTGCAATAAAAGATCTATTTAAATGCCCACGTTCTGACGCACGCTTTACTAGCGGCGCGAACTCCTTTAATTCTTTTATGTGGTCTGGTGTTAGATCTAAGTCTTCTCGCACAACAAAATCATCGCCTACACGTTTGTAGTACGCGTCTATGCCGTATGCGGGAGAAAACTTATCCGCCAAATCAGTGGCTTTCTCAGCAAAATACTTCCCTGATAACTTAGAAAAGTCCATTGTTTCGGGGCGGTGATTACGGGCACTCATAACAATACGCATGGCACGGTACATAGCCTGTAACGTAGGCCTTACGCCATACTTAGCCATCATCATTGGCATGACAACCATAGGAATCTGCGCGGTCTGCACAATGGCCGAAGCTGTGTTAAAACCAATAGTGCCAACAAATGCTAGCTGGTTAGCAACACGCACGAACCCTTCGATTTCTTTATATTTAGCACCTGACATGGCGAACTTAATTCGCCCTTGCAAGTCGTCAATTGACTGAGTAAGTTTCCATTCTTCTCTCGGGTCAAATTTTTCAAGCTCTGTCCTACCTACTTTGTCTAGATCAGACAGGACATTCTGCATAATGCCTGAGAATTTAAGTTTTTCTACCTGATTACCTAAGTCAAATCCCTTGGTTTTGATGGCGTAGAGGGCATCGCTTTCGTGCCCTGCCGTATTCTTACGTGATTGTAGTGAACGTGCTAATGACGACTCTGGTAGAGTGCTAACCACCATTCGTAAGAAGGCTTCTTGTACGTCTTCGTTTACGTTTTTACCCGCCATCATCTTTAAAGTTTGATTGACGAACGACGTTGAAGGCGCTTCTTTGGCGTAGTTAACAAATGACTCGTTATCAGAAGAACGCACCAACTCCATGTCGGGGTTACTTTCTATCTCACGAAGTTGTGCCAACCAGTCGCTTCGGTTTTGGTGCATCTCAAATACAAAATTGTCCTGTCCTTTAGGCGTCTTGCCCGGCTTGTAACGGAAACCTATCTTGTATTTACCTTCACGAATCAGTGGGAAGTAAACATCCATCCCCTTTTTATCGAATAGTTTCTTTTCGAACTCGGTCTTTAATTTAGCAATGGTTTCTGTATCGCCATCAGCCATAGTCTCAATACGACTAAATATAACTTCTTTTAATTCGCTGAACTGCTTACGATAAAACGCCTGCATGTCTTTGTAGACTTTATGTCCTTTAGGATCTAGTTGACCTAACTCTTTCCAGCGTTTTTGGTTTTCTTGCCAAATTTCCCACAAGTTGTTTCCATCATCATCAGGCTCACCTTTGTACTTCTTCTCTGCCTCTGCACGGGTCAATGTCGGGTCTACTTGGAAGATGGTAGCGCCGTACTCACGACTATAGATGATGTCATTAAATAGTTTCGTAGCTTCAGGAGTTGCGTTGTCAAACCATCGTTCTATAGGCTTGATTGCCTCACGTGTAGAATCAATCCTTCGTGCTGTAGACCCTCGCATCTCCTCCATCGCAACAAGTGTTTTTTGTGCTACTGCACCTAGCTTTGCGTTAGTGGCTCTTGCCGCATCTACAAACCCGCTCATATCTAAAAACTTTAGAGGGATGCTTCCGTACTCTTTACCTAAACCAGCTACTGTATCTACAAACGACTGCCCAAACTCTTCACGACCTTCTTTGGTGAGTGGTTTCCCAACAGTTTTTTGTATGCGCCCTAGTACACGCATGTCATCCTGCACACCGTCATGAGTGCTTTCCATAGCAAGTATGTTTGCATCTCGGAACTCAGGTGCAGGAGCAATGATCTCGTTAATTAGCGCGTCAACCTTAGTCATAGCGGAGTCTACGCTCTTTGCATCTCGACCAATCAAACGTCGTAGGAAGTTACCCACGCTGTTTAAGAACCGTTGTAACGCGTTAATGTTTGATCCGTCAGGATTGATACTCGCAAGTTCTGCACGGAATTGCCGATTAGACTGCGCTTCTGCCACAAACTCGTCGAGGTTCTTGGTGCCATACGCTGTACCAAGCATGTCCTTAACGTCGTTGTAAAGCGTGTTAAGTTGTTTGGTTAGTGGGTGCGAAGGTTTAGCTAACGTTGCCGAAGTCAATGCGTGGCCGACCTCGTGCAGTAACGTGTGTTGTCTAATTCCGTTAGCTGTGTTCAAGCGAATCGTGTTGGTCTTAGGGTCAAACGAACCCGCAAGGCTGTCCTTGGCAGTAGATGAGAATAGCTCGACTTTCGTATCGCCAATGTTTTCGGCAAAGGCACGGGCAAAACGTGCAACATCTTTATCGGGCGAAGCCGCTACAATTCGCAGTGCTCCTGCAATGTCTCCATCGTTCAATGCGGCAACGGCGGCGGGGTGAATTTCCATACCCAATACAACGTCTCTTGTACGAAGTTCGTAGGGCATGTCCTCGTTAAACTCATCGATAGCGGCCATAAGGCGCTTGGCACGTCTACGCTCGGCGGGAGTCATAAACGGATCATCTTGCGCGTATGTTTCTAGTTCTGCTTTTGCACGCGCTCTCTGCGTACTAGCAAGTTTTTTCGCTTCGTCTGCTTCACGTTGTTTGACAACTATATCTTCGCCAGCACGCTTTGCAGTAAGTCGGATATCCTGCATCTCAAGCTGTGCACGACGTTTTTTCATCCACAGTTGTGTGTTTTTACTTAGATTTTTTTCTGCCCATGCAACGACACGACCTGCGGGAGATCTTCCATCAGGACTTTTCGCATCGATCGTAGCACCTGTGTTCGCAAAAAACTTTTTGTCTGCTTCGGATCGACCTGTCTGCTCTTTGTCTATTGAAGTATCAACAACCAAGTCGTAAATAGCGGCGTCTAGTCCGTCAATGATACGTTCACGTCGTCCCAAGTAAGCCTCAATCGCCTTGTCTTCTACATTGTTTTTAGTGCCTACTTTTAGTTTATTGGCGACTATCTTGTTGTCGTTATCAGTTACAGGATCTGCATCATCTGAAATTGTGTTGGTGTTCGACGACGAATACCGTTTGAACGTAGATTCGTCTTTGAGATCTTTTTTCAATGATTCGAGACGTGCACGAACCTCGGGATCATCACCCAACTTAGCTCTTTTAGGCGCTTCTTTCTTAGGCGTTGATTTAGCCTTTACTTTCTTTTTCTGTTCTGCCGGGGCCGCAGTAGTCTTAGCTTTCTGAGTAACTTGTTTACCTGTGGTAGCTTTCTCCCCCGGTTTAGTACCCGTAGGAGTTTCTAGTGTAGGTTGTTCAGCAACCGCTCCTCGTACAGGCTCTCCAACGCCTCTTCCAGTGTCTGCCACTCCTGTTCCTTCAGGTGCGATAGCGCCGGTGGTATCTGGCTGTGCAGGAGGTACTGCTCGCTCTGCCCCCACATCTGGTACAGCAGTTGGAATGCTAGCTCCACTTGGAACTTGCTGAGGTTCTGCAACTCCTGCATCTGGAACTCCTGTCTTAGGTACTCTAGGGCCGGTCTTCGCAAATAAATCGGTTTGTTTTTCGGATGTTCCATCTAATAATCGTGCCACATTTGCACGGGCTTGTTCACTAACCTTTTTACTCTTAGTTAAATTACGTAACCGTCGTTGTGTTTCAGGCTTGTTAACATCTTTATCAACCAAGACAGACTGCATACTCGGAGCTATACCCAGCGTATCTAACCGTTCTTTTGTAAGTACGTCCGCTTGCGGTGCAGGTTCTTGTGTCTTAAGTGCAGGTTCTTTGAAAGGCTCACGAGTACGGCGCGGAATACCACCACGCGGTCCTATTAAAGGTTGTTCTATCTGCTTCCGTTCGGCTCGGGGTTCTTCAAGCCGCATCTCTTGTTGTTCTGGAGCAGGTGTTGGCTTAGGCATAAGCCGCTCTGATTCAGGCGTTACTTTCTGACGCTTGATTGTAGGCACTTCAGAAGAAACTTCTTGCACGCTACCATCGGGCATACGTACTTCAGTCGTACCTTTCACTCTACGACGCCCAAACATGTCACGCTGTACTTCAGTATCTTGCTCAAAACCGGGCAGTACAGGTTGCTCTTCTATTTGGTCGTCACGTAAACCTAGTCTTCTTGCCGCTCTTCTATCTTGGCGCTCTTTACGATCTACTTTTGCTTGTTCAGTTTGTCGTTCAGCGGTAAACGCGTCGATCTGTTCGTCTTGCGCTCGTACCCTTGCGCGTTCTTCTGGCGACATATCAGCGGTTAGTCTTTCGTCGAGTAACTCAGTAGGTACCCGAGCAGAGCCTCTACGCTCCCTATCTAAAATAGCTTCTTGTCTTTTTTGTTGTTCTTGCTGTACAGCGGCTTCACGTGCTTCACGTTCTTTACGCCTAGCTTCTTCTACTATCTGCGCCGGAACTTCCTGCACACTGCCATCAGGCATACGCACTTGCACTAATTCGTCAGGGCGAGCGGGTGCGGGCAAGCCTAATAACTGCTGTTCTTCTACAATTTCTTCTTCGGTTGCAGGTGATTCTTCAGTTGCCGGTGCACCACGAGATTTACCTCGTGTAAACAACTCAACAATACCTTGCAGGATTGCACCTGATCCTGCGCCGATTGCACCCTCTTCAAGGACACCTGCGTCTATAAGCTCGCGCTCAACGTTATAACCACGCTCGTTAAGGTTCTGAAGAATACCTGCGGCGGCTTCTTGTATACCTTCTCCGACTCCTGTCCTTCCGGTCCTACCCAAAGCTGTTTTTGGCTCTTGAAAAAGCCTACGTATGGTACTTACGTTTTCCTTAACTTCTTCTCCGCCTTTGGCGAATAACTCACCAATTTTAGGTAGGCGTCTGAATATTCGAGTAAGAGGAACTACTTCTAAAGATCCTATGGCGGCACCGCGTAGAGTAGCTGTACCACGTTCTTCTTCAGTGGCACCAGCGGCACGAGCACGTTCACTCGCTTCACCAGCACCAGCACCGATACCTAACGCGGCGGCACCACCAAGACCGAGTGCACCAGCAACTGGAGCCGAAACCGGTGCGGCGGCGGCAAGTAGTGCAGGGGCGGCAATACCAGCAATCGAGCCAAGGCCAGACGCTAGCTTATACGAGATAGAATCGGGGTCACCCCCTTCAGGTCGAACGCCACTTGCGAAGTCTTGAATTCTCTTACGTGCGGCGAGTTCTTCCTCTTCCTCAAGAAGAGAAGCGGCACCGAGTGCGGCTAGTTCACCTGTACCTACAGCACCTGCACCAAGGCCAGCCCCAATGTTTTCTAGGAGGCCGGGTTTGCTATACCTAAAGTTAGAGGCACCTTTTAGGGATTCTAAATACCTACGTCGTACATCTTCAGAACTTGTTTTCTCAGATCGTTGTGTTCCACCTGCTTGCCTGAGCGCCGTTTCAAGTATCTGAATATCTTCAGTGTCACCGTCACGCCGAGCAATTTCATACGCACGTTGTAGTTGTTCTATAGTTGCCATAATGCGTGCTCGTTATGGGTTATAAGGTTGTAAGTATTCGGGCGTTCCTTTTCGTAGTTGTCTTTGCACCGCGTCATTTACTTGTTGTCCGCTTGTACCTGAACTTACACCTAACGTAGATTGTATTTGAGAACCTAACTGGTTGATTGTATTTGTTAAACTCTGGCGTAGGTCGTACATTCTAGGATGCGCTATGATAAATTCCTGTCTAACACGCTCAATCTCTACCACACGACGCTCACGTAAACTTTTCAATCTGTCTTGGTCGGGGTTAGATCTTTTTAATTCTTGAGCTATTTCTTTATCTATCCTTCCAACTCCCGGATCAGCTTGTATCGCTTCGGCTTGCAGGGTGTTAAATTGCTCTGACACCGCTTCTAGGTCGTCACGTGCGTCGTTTTGTACATCCCTTAACACGTCACCACGATCAATACGTGCCTGTATTCTGTTTTGTGCTTGCTCTGCAAGGAGTTCAATTTCTGATATTTTTCGCTCGTAATTAGCGATATTAACCGACATCTTGTTAGTAGCATCGGTTCTACGAGCGGCGAGTTCTGCTTCATCGTATTGCGATAACGTCTGCATTGCGTTGTTGATGATGTTGGCTTGGCGTGTTGTCGCTGTATCACCTCTAGCCTGAGCCGATTGAATAAGTGTAGTGTTGGCGTTCTGTATTTCTGCAACCATCTCGTTGCGTTTGATCTGCCGTGCACGAACACCACGTTCTTGAGCACGTCCTAAGTTCATAGAAGCCGCGCCAGCGCCAGCTAATGTAGAACTACCACGACCTGCGGCACCCAGTAAGAACGCTTTCAAACGATCACGTCGGAACTTATCAGGATCAGTCTGAGCTCTATCAATATCCTCAAGCGCCTTCAAACCTGCTCGTCGTTCTGCGTCTTTAGCTTTGATACCCAACTGTTCATACGCCGTATCATAGGCTTTTTTACCCACTTCTTCAGGCGACTTCAGCGATTCTGGATCCATACCAAAACGTTTTAGGCGCTCTATACCTACAACGTCTGTACCGGTTCTATCTACAGGTGTGTACTCGACCGGATCTACTTCCTTAAGAGCAGTTTCGAGGTCAAATCCTTGTGGTTTAGCGGGTGCCGTATCACCTCCGCTTGGCGCACCGCCTGTACCTGCTGGTACATTCTGTTGGCCTCTAAATATAAGCGGTGTATCACTTGGCACATCTTTCGGTTCGGGTTTAGGTTGATCTGCTACTGCCGCGATGCCTTCGGCACGAGGTGGCTGTACTTGAGACGTACCAGTAGTTCCTTTCGTAACTGCCGTAATGCCTTGAGGCGACTTACCAGAGCCAAATTGCCCTTCTAGTGACGTCATTCCGGGGCCATACTCGTCGTACATGCTCATCTCATTTTGAGACAACGGAGTACCTGCAAGGTATTTTTCTCTGATCTTATCTAATGAACCTTGCCGCATGTATTCAAGCATACTGGGCGCTGTTTCTGCCGCAGGTAAAACTACAAGACTGCCATCAGGGTTTAATTGGCGTCTAACTCCATCTACTTCTGTAAACTTAGGTGCGACTTTTTTAGCAGTAGTCTTATCTTCTTTGGGGCGGCGCGTTTCTGTCGGTCCTAATAATTGAGAGTAATCAGTTACATCTATTTTGGCACCGGGGCTTACAGGCTCTGCTTCTTTAGAACTAGGTTTATCTATCGCCTGTACAGGTTGTGCTCGTTCTCGCTGTCCCGTAACAACGACCTCTTCCATTGGTCCGGCAGGTGCTGTTGCTAGCCTTTTACTACGAACTTGTTGAATAATTTGATCAGCGGCTTGCGGAAGTAGCCCAAGTTTTTTTACTTCTTCTCTGATTTGTTCATCAGTAAGATTTTGATCTATAAGGTATTGAATCTGTTCTTCTTGTGTTCTTGGAGGTTTGACTAAATTACCTTCTTGGAAAGCAACAATACCACCTGCCTGCATACGTTGAGGCTGTTGAGGACGTTGTCCTTGTTGAGGCATCAAAGCGCCTAGACCTTGCGGTGCAGGGCGACGTTGCGCCATCTGCTGTCGATTCTTTGCTGTTTGGAGTACACCACCAAGCTGTTGAGCTACATCCTGTGCTGTACGACCAAATACCTCTTGCTCACGCTGTTGCTTGATCGTGGCAGGGTTAGTCTGCATAGCCATCGCAATGTTTCTGCGCTCTTCATCCATACCCTTTTTAATTTTTTGTAGAGCAAGCAGGTCTACAAGGTCTTTCGACATTGAATACTTTTTTTGTAACGCTTGAGGATTACTGCTGTAGGCATTAACGCGCGAGTTAATTTCTCTATCGATAGACACTTATTCGCCCTCTTTCTTTTCTTCGCCGCCAAAACCTAACAATTCTAAAAACTCTAATATGCCGCCTGCACCACCCATGAGATTACTCGCAGTGCTAGGTTGAGCATAGGAAATTTGTTGAGCTTCGAGCGGCAAACCCTGAAGAAGCGACTGCATGTACTGCACCTGCTTGTATGGGAAGTCTCGCTCTTCTTCAAACTGCAAGCGATCAGCCATAACGCCTTCTTGTTCGATGGCACGTTGAATATCTCCACCACGCTGTTGTGCGGCAAGCGCCTCAAGACCGTATCGATTTGCGTACTCTTGTGCTTGCTGACCTGCCCGCTGTTCGATATTAAACTGATCTCGCCCGCGCTCGAATGCGTCAGCATAGGCTTTACCTGTAGCCCCGGTCATTTTATCGAGCATAGCGCGTGTTAACTCAGTATCAGCCAACTGTTGCCTAGAACCTCCAAATGCACCCGCACGAGTAAGTTTACCCGCCTGCGCTTGACGTGAAATATCAGTTTGTCGGCGTAGTTCGTCTAATTGTGGGTTAAGTACGCCCTGAATATAGGGGTTAATGTACTGGTCCATGGTGCCTTGGTCCGTAAACGAACCGGGCGTGAACGCACCCATCGTGTCGGGAGCCGCTAGGCCAGCAAGTCCTTGAAAGGCTTGTTGTTGTAGCCCAGACTCACCTGCTGTAAGTGGTCCTTCGTAGGCATAATAAGGTTGATCTGCCAGTGCCGCACCGCGACCAAGCATGTCGGTGACGTAAGGACCGGCGTACTGCGCTAAAGCATCAGAACTACCTGTCATTTGCCCTACCATAGGGTCGTCAATATTGATATCGCCTTCAGCCATGTGTCACCTCACGCGGGGAGCATGTTACGGGCGGCTATTTCTTTGCCCTGTTCTTTGTTACCTGTACGCTCTTTGCGTACACGCGCCATCATCTGTTCTAGGACTTTCGCTCCTGCATCGGAGTTGCCGTTTCCTAAGTGACTGACAACATCCGCAGGGATAACAAACTCGCCGTCACTAAGTGCCGCAGGTTGCTTGCCATCAATAGTAGCAGGTACCTTGTCTGCCATGCCATCGGTATTGCCGTTTAAATACGTGCCTTTTTTGAGTGCAGTAATGCCGCCACGTGCGTATGAACCATCCTGACCGGGCGGAAGTTGACCTACTGGATCATCTGTTGGTTCTGGTTCTGGCTCTGGTTGCGGGGGTGTGTAGTTGTTCGTAGGCATTGGTCCAGCCATCAACGGTAAAGCACCGCTACGTTTTGCACGCTCTTCTCTAGCAAGATTACTTAGATTACGACGCAACAAGTCAGAAGACTGTTGATCTTGGCGCGTTCGAGCGGCGGCTATACCTGTACTATCTATGGCCTTATCTTCTCCCATATCTCTCCCAGTAGACGCGTACTCGATATCAGTAAAGTAACGACGTCCACCACTTCCGGGGCGACGATTAGGATCATACATTAACGGCAATACACGTCCTGTACTTCCTACGTCTCCTGCCGGTGTACCCATTGGCCTAACTGTCTGGTTAATTTGTTCTATACCGGTAGCAACGGGCACTTGCCTACGCATCGCTTGGTATTCGGGGATACCTCCTGCGTAACCAGTCTGCGGTATTTTTGGATCCATGAGGCCGGATTGATTGAGTGCATAGCTACCTAGCAATGAAGCTATCCCACGACCACTATCAGTGTCGGTGAAGTAATCTAAAAGATTACCAAGAAACCCTCGGTCACCGCCTGCCATGTCGAGGATGTCGTCCATATCGATGATGTCATCGTCATCCCCAAACATACTGTCAAAAAAGTCGGAAAAAAGGCCCATTAATCATCTCCAATTAGTCGTAACAACTTATCAGTTGTATCCTCAACTTGTCCACCTTCTGCGTACCCTTGAGCAATATCTGACAGGATATTAATTGTCTCATCAATTAGGTCAGTATCTAAGTCTATA